ATCCCAGCCCGCCCTCGTCAATCACCGTCAGCGCGGGCCGAAATTCCTCGATGGCGTCGATCACGTGCCCCACCACGGTCATCGTGTCATCGCCCCGATACCGCCGAATCGCCACCAGATCACGCCCCTGACGGGCCACGATCACGGTCGCGTCCGCGCCACTGCGCGCGGGGTCCACGCCCAGAACAATCGGTGCGGTGGGATCCTTGTACGCCGGCCGCTTTACGGCATCGTCTACCAGGCGCGGCGCGATGAACTGGTCTTCGCCGGCAGCGGGGAACTCCCCGTACACCTCGACGCGGGCCTCGCGGGAGTCCTCGCCGTACTCATCGATGATCTGCTGGTACACCCGCTGGTCGGTGCCCTCAACGCTGCGGGCGTCGATCTGGATGTTCTTCCAGAAATCCCGCTTAGCGTGAAAGCACTCGAAAAAATACCCTTCGTTGCGACGCGGGTTTGAAAACGCCAGCCAGTACCTGTCGAGGATGTTCTCCGTGAAAAACCCCGCGCCCACCGCCCAGATCGGGTCCGGAATGCCCGACGCCTCGTCGAACACCAACATCATCCCGTCCATGTTGTGCGTGCCCGCGTAGGCGTCCGGGTTCTCCTCGCTCCACAGTCGGCCCTCGGCCGCCCAGTACCGGGTGCCTTTCTTCAGATCGCGCTCAACAATCTGCGTCAGCCACTGCGCCGGCATGAGCTTCGTCGCGCTGATCTCCCACCAGTGACTGTTAATCAGCATCGCTGACCACTTCGTCAACTCGCCCCAGGTCACGCCCCGCAGCTGCGCCTCGCTGTTCGCGCTGACCATCACCGTGCTGCCGATCCGCGTCGAGAGCATCCACAGGATCAGCCAGCTCACCAGCGCCGATTTCCCGATCCCGCGTCCGCTCGACACCGCCGCCCGCAGGGTGTCCATTTCCACCTGCCCACGGTTCGCCCCGATGTGATCCCGGATCATCCGCAGCACGCGCCGCTGCCACTTCCGTGGCCCGTCAAACGCCGCCAGCGGCGTGTTCGGCTGCCCCCACGGAAACGCCAGCAACACAAACGCTTCGGGGTCGTCCCGAATACGCGGCTCCCACAGGCGCGTCATCAGCGCCTGCTCCTCGGTCGCGGTGTATATCGGCTTCTGCATCAGCGCGTCACACCCGGCAGCGGCCGCGGCGCCTGCCGCAGCAACACCGGAGCGGCGTCGGGCATATACGGGTCGATCCTCGGCATCGGCTGCCGGCCCCGCATCGCCATCGCGGCACGCCCAGCCAGCGGCAGCCCGCCCATCATCGGTCCCAGCGCCATCAGCGAATTCATCACATTCCGCTCGACCTCACCCGGAATCCGCCCCTGCGCCATCGGCCCCGCGCCACCACCGGGGATCATCCCGGGCATTCCCGGCGCCACGTTCGCCCCCTGCATCCCACGCGCCCGGGGGTCCATCGCCGACGGCACCGACGGCACACCCATCCGATCCGCATTCAGCAAATCCCGCAGGGTCTTATCCGCCCCAAACAGCCGCTGAAAATCCGCCAGTTCTTCCCGGCTCACCATCGCTTTGCCGTTCACCACCGGCCTGTTCGGCCTCGGCCCCGTGTACCGCGTGGCGTACATCGCGCCAGCATCCGTCTGCGGCTCCGCGTACCGCTGCAGAATTCGGTACCGCTCCCGCTGCACCTCAATCGGCGTCGCGCCAGCGCGCTCAGCCTCGGCTCGCCGCAGTGCGTTCATCGCGGCAGCGGCAGCAGCCGCGTCATCGTCAATCAGGGCGTTCTGCATACACAAGCTCCTTGGCCGGCAGCGCCGCAGGCGCAATACCCGCAGGCGCGGCTATCTTACCAGCGCGGCCGCTTCCCGTCACCTCCACCGCATCCTCCACCTCCACCGCCAGCCCACGCTGCAACCGCCCGTTCGCAGCCTCCAGCGCGGCCACCACGCTGATCTGAGTATTCACGTCAACCTGCACATTCGTCTTCGCCACCCACTCGTGCCGGTGACGGAGAAACTCCAGCGCCGCCTTACTATCCCCAGCCTGCGCGGCATCAAATACCACGCGGGACATTTCCATCTCGCTGTCGGCGCGGCCTTTCATTTCCGCTACCTCGGCTATCGGGTCCATTATCTTCAGCCGCGCCAACTCAACCGGCAACATACCCGCCGCCAGTGCAAGAGATTCTCCGCGTAAACCCAGCCTGGCGGCATCGTATATGCGCTCCAGCATTTCGGGCGTGGCCTTTAGCTCGCGGGCGCGAATGGGTAGGTCGCGGAACATATCAATGGCCGCTGACGCGGTTTCGGCAGTGAATGCGCGGAGCGCACATGGGGCGGAACATTTGGCGATGGTACCAAAAAAAGAAAAATTTGTGCGGGTTCTCCACACACTTTCACACCTTGCGCGGGCCCTGGCCGGGGGGTCTCCGCGCCCCGCCCTCCCCGCCTGGTCGTCCGCACACTGACGATCCTCGAGCCCACCATCCGCACGCTAATCATCGCAGCTCAGACCATCCGCACACTGACGCTCCGCACACTGACGATCCGGACGCTGACCATGCTGCAGCGCAGCACCGGACCGGCAGGGCGAGCGCATAGCCCACACCTAGCCCCGAGTGCAAGTGAGTGACCACTAACGTGTCAACGTAGGTTGACGCAGGCGGGCGTAACGCGCGCTAGACGCGTGGCAAGTGTGGCAAGTGTGGCAGCTGCCACGGGAGTCTGGATTGGCGCACCGATGGACTGCCACGGTTGCCAAGGTGAGTTTGTGGGTAGCGTGGCAATTGTGGCAATTGCCACGCTATTTAATACCCCAGAATGGTACAAGCAATTAGCGTTTAGTGTTCCACTGCCACACCTGCCACGCAGAGGGAGGGCCACTGCCACGGGTTGTACCACGGGGACTGCCACGCTCGGTGCCACGCCCCGAAAGGCTCGGGTTAGGGAAAGCACCTACCGTTCCTGACGGATTCTGTAAGTTTCGCGTCAGGAAAGCCGCCGATGATGCGTGTGTCGCGCCGATGGGCGGCGCGGATAGGAGTGAAGATGACGAAGACTGACACCCCGGCAGCGCTGGCGCTGTTCCTGACGGAACGCAAGGGCTCGTGCCTTGCCACCTGGAGCGGGCGCATGCCTGCTGACGAACAGCGCGCGCTGTTGGGTCGGTTCTTGGGCAAGGGCAAGCTTTGGATTGACGGCACTGCTGAGACGGTCGAGCACTGGCGTACCGTGGGTTTCGGGCTCGATGGTGAGTGCACGGTTAGCCTGAGCTGGAGGGCACTGTAATGAGCGACGCTGACAGGATTGATTGGCTGGAGAAGGGCGTAGCCGAGTGGCGCGCCGAAGCCCAACGCAATGCGCGGTATGCCGAAGCCGCCCGAGCGACTGCTCGGGTTGCCATTGGACACCTGCAGGCTATATTGCGCCCGCCTGCTACTGCAGCAGAGCAGCAGCGCGCCGATACTGCTGCGCGCGATTGGCTGGCGAGTATTGGCGCTGACGAATAACCACGGGCCTACGGGCCCGGTAATTTGGAGAGTGACGATGACGACGACGAAGACCCCGCGTCCCGGAACCGCAGCCGCAATTGCTGCGCAGATTCGGTCGAACATGCGCGCGTGGAATGCGCGCGCGATCGACTATCAGGAATTTACGCGGCTGCAGCGCGCGGCATGGAATCCGGTTGTCGGCCGCAACAGGCTGCATGATCTCGTGTTGGCTATTTTGAACCGAGCTGATAAGGAGTGATGACGATGCCGATTGAATATGCGATGCTGATTGCCTGCGTAGGCGTGCTGGTGGCAATTATTGCGCTGGCCGTGTTTATTGACTGACCCCGAGTTATAACCCCGCGAGCCGGGGTTATGGCGCGTGGTTTGCGCGATGACGATGGAGTAGATGAGATGAAACCATACGCCCAGTACAAGACCGATGGCGCATTGTGGCGCGCCGGCCGCTCGATTGTCGGCCTCTGCGCCGCATGGAACCACGCTACAAACCCTGCGCTGCTGATGACTGATGACGATCACGATCGATCCCGGATTTACGCTCGCGCGATCATGGCGCGCATGCGTCGCCTTGGGTTTGTCTTTGGCCGCGATTACCGCGAACTTTCGAACGGTATGCTGTGGCCGATGGCGCGCTGACGTAAGCCCCACGTCAGCCTATCCCCCGACACTACACCCGCCCTGCACCGGGGCACACTGGAGAACGAAGATGGATTTCGCCCGCATGAGCCTGCGCGAGCTTGCCGAATGGGTTGCGCTGAACAACGACGGCCTGTATGACACCGGGGAGTTTCCCTCAATTGACGACCTGGACGACGACGACGAAGCCGCTGCCCGCGAAGAATATGAAGCAATGGCCGAAGACATCTTTTACGCTCGCGCCCTCGGCCACTGCGGCCGATAGGAGAACCCCGATGCACGACACCCCCCTGACCCTCGCCTGCGTGGCGTTCGCCTGCGCATTCGGCCTCGCCTTGGGCGCACTGGTGGCGCTTGGGTTCTGACACTGACGAGAGGAAAGACCATGATGACCCGAAACGAAGCCATCCGCCACTTCGGCTCCCGTAGCCGTTCCGCACTGACGGCTGCGCAACACCTGGCGGCGGCGCCTGCAGCCGTGCGCATCGGCCTGCACCCGGAAGACCTGCGCTGGATTGACCGCAATCCAGACATCCCCGCCGTGGAAGCAGCGCGGCGCTTGGCCGTGCGCAGCAGGTTCGATCCCCAATCGGTTTGACGCATCCGCCGAGCCCCGCGCGCGGGGTTCTAGGATGCGCCACAGTGGCGCAGACAAAGAGGAAGACGATGATCCCGAGCCCCGACACCCCCACCGAGCCCCTACGCGGGCCTGTGTGGCCCTTCCCGCCCGCGCTGCTGGACTACCCCAGCATGCCCCCCTGCGCGCGCCCTGTGGGCCGCGTAATCCCGCCGGCTGATGCCGAGCCGGCTCTGTTTTGAGGAGCAACGAAGATGCACACCCCTGGACCCTGGACCGCGACCCGCAGCGACGAGATAATTGGCGCCCCTGTATGGTGGCTGATCGAAGGCGCTGACGGCGTCGTCTGCGAAGCGCTGTATGCCAGCGACAGCGACGCCCGCCTGATCGCCGCCGCCACCCAGATGCTCCGCGCCCTGCAGCGCCTGACGCACCCCGCAGCCGATGACGACGACCTGGCCTATGCGCTGGATGTCATCCGGGCCGCCACGGGTGCGCCGTGATCTTGGCGCTGCTCGCAATCCTGCTAGCCCTGTTGCTGGCGATCCTGCTTGACTTATAATCGCGCGGTCCCTCTCGGGACCGTTGTCTCCTCCTGTCGGTTCCTGTGCCGACTTCGCCCCCGGATTGTGCGCCCATCGCTGCCGGGGGCCTTTTTTCGGAGCATCGAGAATGTTCGTTCTGACCTACTGCAATCCGGGCCCCGAGGGCCTCGCGCGCGGCATCGCTGCCGCCGAGCGCTATTTCGCCGACACCGGAACCGATCCCGTTGCCGCCTGGCGCGCCGCCGAGGCGCTGGCCGTCGGCGCAGCGTATGACCGCGACGCCCTGCGGCAATGGTATTCCGCCGAGGAATGCGCGATCCTGGCCGTCTACGGGCAATTCCGCCACGCCCCCGGCGCTGCGGCGCTGGAATGGCGCGCGGAGCCGGCGGAGGCGGTCAGACCACCCGCCGCATCGGCGTCGGCATAGAGCCGAGATGCGTCTCGGTCGCATCGCGCGCGTCTGACTTCGTGCCTCGCCAATCTGGCGAGGCCCAGCAGTGGCGCGCGGTCTGGTTGGTGCGCGATTTGCACATGCCGAGGTCTTGCCACCCGGCCTCGGCTAGCGCATGCTGCAGGGCCTGCAGGTTCAACCGGATGTGCAGCGGCGCCTGATTCTGCAGGCGGTCCACCAGAGGCTGCCACGGACCGCTGATCAGGCCTAGGCGGAATTCCTCGATGCGCTTTTCGATGCGATCCACCAGCCACGATTCTGCGCCGCTGCGACTGGTGGATACCATGATCTGTTTCGCTTCGGTCCACGGCGGTGTAGCCCCGGGCGCGAAACGTGACACATCCCGCTGCCGAAGATACAGCGCCCCGGCCTGCAGCCCGCCTGCGGCGAACCACCGCCACAAGCGCGTGGATTCCTCGTCGGTCATGCGCGGCGCATGGGTCCACAGCACGAACCACCGCCTGTCGTCTGACGGGATAGCGATTGCGTCGCGGTAGTTTGAAAACGCCAGCACCAGAGCCTGATTTCGCACCTGTATCGGGTGGGCGAATTTCCGCTGCACCGATAGCAGTTCCGGCGGCGCTGCGAGAATCGGTTTCAGTCGGTTTTCCAAGGCGCGCCTGTCCACGGCCTCAGACTGCCGCAGTTCATTGAATATGATAACCTCGTTTTCGAGGTAGTATCCCCATTGATCCTGTAATTCCGCGGTTTCGACGGAGGCGCAGTTCAGTTTGTTTTCGCCGCCGATGGCATAGAGCAAAGGCGCAATCATGGAATCCTTGCCCGCGCCAGGCACGCCGCCGATCAAGATCGCGTGATTGATCTTGACCCCGGGGCGCTGCACTTTGAAAGCGAAAGCGTCGAGCATGTGGTTTCGCTCGGCTTCGTCCGTAATCAGTCGGGCTACGTGGTCAAGCCACGGCTGCGGGTCTATGCTGCTGGTGATCTGCGGCCTGCCGTCGCGCCACTTGTTGCCGAAGGCCTGCCCTTGGTGCTCGCAGAGGGTGGACGCCCCAGGCGCGTAGGTCGCGCCGGCCAAGACGCGGGCGCCCATTGCCGCGCGGTTTTCATCATAGCTGACGCTGGCTTCGATCTTGCGTGCCGCGCCGCTGGTGCTGGCGTGGATTGAATGGCACCGGACGCGCCTATACAGCGCGTTGAACGCCGAGCGGCTTACCTCCGTGCGTTCCACCAGATCGAAAAATCCGTCGTCTGGGACCATGTAGGCCCAGCGCGCGTACCATTCTGCCGGTTCCAGCGTCGATACGTCCCGCGCTGCGACGGCTTGCTCTGCGGGCGTGGGCGCTGCCGGCTCAGGAGCTGGCGCCTGCAGCCACAGCGTCGTCCTCGGCGCGATCCAGGCCCGCGCGTCGGACCACCGGGTCCACCCGCTGTCGGCGCAGTCCCATGCGTCGGGCTGGCCGCTGGGGTCTATCAGTTTGACCTCGGCCGCCAACGGCTGCAGGATAGCCGCTAGGCGCTCCATAGCCTCAACGCCGGCCTGATCCGCGTCAGGCCACAGGAGGATTTTCCGGCCTCGGAGGGTCTGCCAGTTCGCTCTGCTGAGAGCCTGCGCGCCACCGGGCCAAGTCGTGGCGACGTACGGACTGCCCGTCAGCCCTGCGGCTGCGTCTGCGGCTTTCTCGCCTTCCGTGATGAGCACCGGGTCCTCGGGGCGGGCCTCCAGTTCCTGCAGGCGGTATAACGGCCTCGGCGCCGGCCACTGGCCCATGCCCCAGCCGTCGGTGCTGAATGTCCACGGGACGATCTGCTTGCGCTCGCTAGGCGGGTCGTAGCGCGCCACGTAGCCGAGCACGTCCCCGTTGCCGTCGAAGTACGTCCAGCGTGCCGACGGGTCGCCGTATATGGGATGCCGGCAGTCGTGATCGGCCGATTCTGACGGCACGGGCACGATGACCTGCCGCTGCGGTTTCGGCGGTCGCGCCGGCCGCGCTGGCGCTGCGGGCTGGTCGTCGAGTTCGCGGTAGGCCTCAGCCATCGTCAGTTCGTGGATCGCGGCGTACAGGCTGATCAGGTCGCCGCCGCGCTCGTCGGTGGCGAAGTCAGCCCAGCGTCCTGACAGCAGGTTGACGGAGCAGCTATCGCCCTCGCCGCCTGCCAGGTCGCCGCAGACCCACTCATGGCCTCGGCGTCGGCCGCCAGGAAGCCACTGGGGGACGAGGGCGTCGGCGCTGATGAGCAGGCGCTGTGCGAGTGCTGAGAAGTCGAGTTTCGTTGTCATGCATCCCCCAGCAGCCTGACGGCATCGTCCACACTGCGGCACACACCCGCCACGCCCCCGGCCTGCCGGATGGTCTGCAGGAACTCATCCTGTCCGGGGCGCATCTTGCCGACGCGCGACTTGACCTCGATGGCCAGCGTCCGCCCGTCTTTCAGAACGCCCATGATGTCGCTCATGCCCTTCTGCGTGTTCGCGCGGATGTACCTGACGCTGCCGTCCCGGTTGCGTTCTTGGAAGGTCCCGGAATTCTGCCGCCAGCACTGCGCGACCTTCGGATGGTGCCGCAGCAGCGCCATGATCGCCCGCAGGATGTCGGACTCTGACGGCTCGCCGCTGGGCTTTGATGGTGCTCGGCGCTTCGGCTCGGGCGGCATCTGATCGAACTCTCTGACAGGCACGCCAGCCAGCGCGGCGTACAGCGCCTCGGATTTCTGATTGGCGAGCATGATCTCGCGCAGCGTGCGGCGGCCTCTCATCGCTTCGCCTCCTGCGCGCACCGCGCCGCATACGCCCAGACGCTCGGAGCCCGCTCATAGGGCCTCAGCGCATGCTGCATGGATTCCCTGCCGACTGCCGCGCCTTTGGCCGTCAGCGTCCATTGGATGCTGTTTCGGGTAGGGCCAATCTTTTCGATCAGCCCCTCGCCGGCCAGCACCCACAGGGCGCGGCCAATTGATTTCTTGCTGCAGCCGACCATCTCGGCAACTTCAATCGCACGAACCGGCTGATGCCTTGCGACGACCTGCAGCGCCCTTCGTTCCTGTGGCCTCATGGTGCCCTCCTGTTGGTTTTATTGATGGCCCACGCCCACAGTGCGCCGCCGGCCACCTTCGCCGCGAACTGGGCCACAACAATCTGCGGCATCAGCGCGCCGAACGCCAATGTCGGGAACACCAGCGAATCAACCGCGGCGCCCGCGACATTGGAGCCATTGGCGCGCATCAACCAAGTGCCGCGCAGCTTTGCAAACGTCGTCCAGTCCACCAGCGCTGCGGCAGTAAACGCAACAGACGATGCAATTGCAATCTGCCCCGCTGCTGGGTTCAGCAGGTACGTCAGCGCACCCGTGCCGGCAATCAGCGCACCCATCTGCCACACTCGCAAGCGAACGTGCAGCCAATCTCGCAGCGCCAAATCCAACCCGATCAGAAGGAATGCGTTGATGGGCGACACCCACGGCCCGAAAGTGGCTACGCTGAGATTGGCGGCAATCATTGCTACGGCGTAGGCGGCGATTGCCGCAATTGTCAGATTCACAGTAACGCTCCTTGTAGCGCCCTCGGCTGCCATGCCGTTGGCGGGTTCTGGCGATTGATGCGCTTGGCCATGCAGCCGGCGCATTCCACTTGCTCTGCGTGGTGCAGGGCTACATTGACGCTATCCGCACTGGACAGCGGCCATTGCTCCGTTCCTTGGGCCAGCATCCGCAAGCCGTGCGTCCAAGGCAGGCGCGCACCAAAAGTGCGGCGCAGGGCATTGAACACCTCATCCATTCGCGCCGCCCACGATGGCGATCCGACCTGCCAGTATGCTCCCGATGAACCAAGGCAGACCCGGCCCCAATCGTTGGCCAAGTCCAGCAGGTAGTCAATCGGCAGGCCAAGGTGCCACACCGGAATACCCCACTGCTTGCCGTAGGGCCAAGTCTTGACCATCTCACGCTGCTGTTCGACGCTGCCGTCAATAACGTCCGGCACTACAGCCCAATGAGGGTGCGCCAGCAACGGATCCAGCCAATCGTAGAACCCGCGCAAGTCAAACGCCACGCCGCGCGTCTTACAGGAGAACGCTCCGTTGTCCAGCATCAGAGACTGCCCGATGCGCAGGCAGGTTTTAAGGCTGTCTGGCCGAAAGTAGCTGACACAGAAGTGCTGGCCCGCCATCGCGTCCAGTGCGTGCTTCGGTGTGATCGGTGTGCCGTGGTAGTGCAGCATGGGGCCGCAAGTGTCAGCCCGCCGAGCCCGCAGAGTCAACCTCCCGAGAATGACCCTGCAGGATTGTCAGGATTGTCCAATGCTGGACAAGGTGGGCCATTCGATGCCATGATGCGTCCGCGCCGATTCGAGCGCGACAACGGAGAGCGACGAATGTACACGACCTATGGGCCTGGTGACCCGATCACCTGGCAGGGTAACCAGCCCCTCGACGACGATTCCCCGCTGACCAGCGAAGCCCGCGACCACCTGCTGGCCTGCCCAGCAGACTGGCAGATGTGGTTGGCCCGCGTGTCGCATGCCCGCGAGGGCGCGGCTTTCGACACCGTGAACGTCCGCGAGGACGACATGGGCGACGTCTGCGTGGACACGCTTCTGGCGTGCCTGCTCAGCGGCACCCGTGCGCAGGCCGAGGCGGCGCGCTACGAGCTGCAGTCGCGTTTCCTGCGGGACAACGCCGACCGGCTGCGGCAGATCGAGGATCAACTATGGCAGGCGCTGGGCGACCGCGAGCCTGAGTACTACGACGACATCTGAGGAGCGGATATGTTCACCAACATGAGTTTTCACTGCATCGTCAGCGTGGTTGCCACGAAGCGCAGCAGCGCCAACGGCCACACTTGGCGGCACATCGTCTTGACCGATTCTGAAGGGAACGAGGTCAAGATTTCGCTGTTCCCTGCGGCCGAGGACAAGGTTGCGCAGATTTCGATTGTTGACGAGGAACGGCAATGATCCTCGAAACCGCCACCCAGCGCGATGCCGACTGGTACGCCGCCCGCATCGGCAAGGCCACGGCCAGTCGGTTCAAGGACGCCATTGCCACGCTGAAATCCGGCGATCCAGCGCAGGCCCAGCGCGACTACGTCACCGAACTGGTGGTCGAGCGTCTGACCGGGCAGCGTGTCCAGAAATACGTCACCGCCGCCATGCAATGGGGCGATCACGAACCCGAAGCACGCACAGCCTACGAGCGCGTCACCGGCACCAGTGTCGAGGAAACGGGCTTCGTCGCCCACGACACCCTGCTGGCAGGCTGCAGCCCGGACGGCCTGGTGGACTGGGACGGGCTCATTGAGATCAAGTGCCCGTTCAACAGCGCCAACCACATCGAAACGCTGTTGAACGGCATGCCCGACGATCACCGCGCACAGGTGCAGGGTCAGATGTGGATCACCGGCCGCCAGTGGTGCGATTTCGTCTCCTACGATCCCCGGATGCCCGTTGAACTGCAGCTGCACGTTCAGCGCATCCAACGTGACCCGAGCTTCATTGCCGACCTGGAAGCCCGGATCACGTCTTTTCTGCAGCAGGTCGGCACCCAAGTCGAGGCGCTGCGTCGCCTCGCGGAAAGCAAGCAATGAGCGAAACCGTCACCGCAACCAAGCGCGCCTACACCCGCACGCTGAAGACCTACGTCGTCAGCCAGACCGGAGAAGAAGACCGTCTGGTTCGCGCTTACACGCCTGCCGGCGCCCTCGGGCACTGCATGCCTCAGCTTCAGGTCCGTCTGGCGTCGCACGACGACATCATCGAACTGATGGCTGCCGGCACGCCCGTGGAGACCGCTGGCGTCGTTTCCGTCAGCGCCGAGAACGCCGGCCCGACTGACTGATGAACCGGGGCGAGTTGCAGCCGCCTTGCGGCTCGCCCCACTGAGGAGAACACATATGACCGCACTCGTCACCGTAGACCAGATCGAACGCATGGCCGTCAGCGTGGCCCGCTCGGGCCTGTTTGGCGTCAAAACCCCCGACCAAGCCATGGCCCTGATGCTGATCGCCCAGGCCGAGGGTCTGCACCCCGCCATCGCCGCGCGTGATTACCACGTCATCAACGGCCGCCCCGCCCTGCGCGCCGACGCCATGCTGGCCCGCTTCCAGGCCGCCGGCGGCAAGGTGGAATGGGGCGAGTACACCGACACCAAGGTCGTCGGCAAGTTCTCGCACCCGTCAGGCGGCAGCGTTGAGATCGCGTGGACCGTCAAGATGGCGCAGGACGCGGGCCTGACCAAGAACCCGACGTGGCGCTCCTACCCGCGCCAGATGCTGCGCTCGCGCTGCATCTCTGAGGGCATCCGCACCGTGTTCCCCGGCGTCGTGGTCGGCACCTACACGCCCGAGGAGGTCGAAGACATGGCCCCCGCCCCCGCAGTCCGCCAGGCGCCCCCACCCGCACCCGAGCCCGTGGAGGTCGTCATTGACGCCGGCGCCCTGCTGGAGCAGATCGAACTCGCCAGCACGCTGGAAGGCCTTGAACTGCTGCGCGAGGACATCCGCCGTATGCCGAAGGGCGACGCCCGCAATCGAGTGATTGCCGCAGCCACGCGCCGCGTGGAGCAAATCCGCGCCGAGCGGGAACCGCCTGCCGGCGACCCGCAAATC